AAGTGCGCATTATGGGTGAGTGTTATGTTGAGTGGTTCGCCCTTGGCCTAGAACGCGCAAAGGGTGGGCGAGAGACTTGCTCATTGTCGGCTTGCCGTACATGCCAGGAAAGAGAATCGCTTTGAAGTGAGAGCCCGTAACATAACACACATAATGCTGCACTAATGAAATGACATACTAAACGCTGAGTATATCATTTTAGTTTGTCTTTGTTTTGCATGATGAAAAACGTTAGAAGATCTTTGCAGTGAATAGGTTTTCCCTCAAGTCGTATACTTTTGATATTTCCATCTTCATCGGTTTTGTATTCATACATGCATGTATCATCGCCGTTTCTGATTCTGTCTATGCGTTCCTTGCCATAGACTTCTTCAATCGGCTGGTTTGGATCTTCTTCACGACCAATGATTTCGCTCATTGTCGGGTCTGCCAATGAACTTGAGCTTATTAAGCCCATCGATAATATGATCTTTTTCATCGTCATAACTTCGTCGGTTAGCGAGCATTTTGGGAGGGGCCCGCTTTGCGGGAGGGACCTAAAAGCGGAGCCAAACCCCCGTCTAGTATTACGGGGGTAAATTCCACTGAATCATCAGTGTTCGCCGTGTATTCGCAAGCGTAGCGCGCCAGTGTTTGAGCGCTAGCGAGTCTTATCTGCTGAGAAGTTGTCTCTTGCTTTGTTACTTTGATTTCTTAGGTACAAACCTTCTACCATTATCGAGAGTGACTCGATCTCTGATTCATTAAAGTCTCCAATTGCTGAACTTATTTTCTCTATTAGTCTTTCATGTGGGCTTTGTTCCGTTCCCAGGACTTCATTTATTGAAACACCTAGCCGTTTAGCGATCATCATTAGCTCTGATGCCTTTGGTTCTGTCTTTCCTGATTCCCAGTTCATTACTGTTTTTGCTGATGCTCCGACTGATTTCGCCATCTCCAGCTGTGTGACTCCTTTTTCCTCTCGGAGTCTCTTAATGTTCTCGTTTAGCATGTTAAACCCCTTATTGAGTCCATGTTTTTTCACATTATAAGGAGTGTTTTTTCATACAGTATCTTGACAAGGTAAATTTATTTACCCAAGATATGCAATAAATTTACTCTTGACAGGTTTTCAGGGAACATGAAAAAACAGGTATTCACACCAGAAGAATTGCAAATCGACACTGAAGCAAGTCCGTTTGTGTTTGTGGACTATCTTTCGTGGACTATTCCTTATTCCTCACTTCGTCATGCTCACAAATCTGACCTTTCATCTGTGTCATGGGCTCCAATTCCTAAAGCTAACTACCGCATGGCAAAAACTCCTGAGCAGAAAGAAAAGCTAATCGAGCGTTACAAACAACAGTGGAATGTTGCCATGATGGAACGTTTGGAGGTTTTTTGTCTTCACGTTCTTGGCCTTCGCATGTCTCCTTGGCGTGGTAAAGGTTTGTACGGTTACGAAGATTCATGTCACTTGATGACTAAACATTCAAACAAGCATGTTGGCTTTGTTGCTTTAGGTGGTAACCGTGGAACCTGTTATTTCCAAATTGAGGGGCTAGGGTGCAAACACCTTTTTGACCACACAAGTGCGTTCCGCTTGCATTGGTGGTTGGATCTTCTTGATTGCAATCGCCTTTCACGTATCGACCTTGCGGTCGATGATTTTCATGGTTTGTTCGGTCGTGAGTATGCGAAAAAAGCTTATGCAGATGACGCTTTTAGAACATCTGACCGTGGTTGTGGCCCTAGTGCCGGTGAACGCTTTTTCGCAGAACCATCTGGAAAAGTTATCAATGAATCCTTTGAAGTTGGCAATCGTAAATCTCGAATCTACTGGCGTATCTATAACAAGGCCGCTCAGCTCGGCTTGGATATGTTTTGGTTTCGTAGCGAGTGCGAACTTAAAGAAATGCCTCTCGATGTTCTTTTGAATATCAGTGGTTATTTTGCGGGAATCTGCGCTTATAGCGCATCAATCGTGTCCAGCTCGCCAGTCAAGGTGGTCACAAAAAAGAAACAAGTCGCGCTCGATATGCACGGGCGCATTCGTTGGGCTCGTCGTCAAGTTGGTCGTACCTTAGCGGATATTGCTAAGTACTTAGACGGTGATTTAGAGAAAGTTTTCGGGATGCTTGTTTCAAAGGATCTCCATGATGACTTATTGGATCTTCCCGACACATACAAACACATAATCAAAGAGATAATGGAGAATTAGCATGGCTGTTCGTCACGTTTTATTAGGTGGAGCTTACGCAAAGGGTGTTGGCAAAAAGTCTGGTAAAGAATATGAGATTGGTACTCTTTATGCGGGGAAAGCTCTAAAGCCTTGGGAAAATGATTTAGGCTCTCAAATCACATTTGGTGTTGAAGGCGTTGAGGTTAAGTTTATTTCAAACCCTTCAATTCTTGCTAAGTTCGAGACCACTATGTGTCCTGCATTGGTCGAGTTCGAGTACGAACCTGACCCTGAAGACCCTCGCCGTAACTTGGTTGTTGATTTCAAAGTCGTTCGCAGTCTTTTCGATAACCCAACGCAAAGCGAAAAGGCTAAGTAAGGAATTCATTATGTCTGTGTGTGCTCTACCAAATTCTGACGGTTTCCTAGCGGTTGTTTCGGGTATCGATGCGGGTTCATGTTCTGGTTACGTCATGGTGACGGCTCAAGAATATGCGAATTTGATGGATTATGCGCAGGTTACACCAAACGAGATTTCTCAAGCTTTCGGTCTTGGTTTTACCTTGGTCTTTGCTGGCGGTTATCTCTCAACATACGCCATAAAAATGGCAATTCGTTTAATCAGACTACTTTAAGGAATATGTTATGAAACGTCTGAATCAAGTTAAGAAGTACGCAAAAAAAGCGACAGCTGCGTTAGCTGTTACATCTCTTTCTTTACCAGCGTTTGCAGAGGCTGCGGCTGACCCATTCACAGCAATTGATTTAGCAGGTGTTGCAGTGAAAATCGGTGCTGCTGGTCTGCTTATTGTCGGTATCACTATGGCTTACAAGTCAATCACACTTGCTAAGCGTGCTGTGAATAAGGCTTAAGCTATGTTGGCTGTGCTTCATGATGTCCAGCTCATCGTCTTTGTGCTTTTGGGTGGTATTGCCGGATATGTTGCCAGCCAGAACTTTAGGGGATAGGGAGCTTCGGCTCCCTTTTTTATAGGTGATTTATGAGAACGTATTTTTTTTCATTCTTGTTTTTATTTGTGTCGCTCTCCGCCACCGCTCAAGTTCCTTATTATACGATTTATAGTTCTGACGCTAAGCCTCCTGAGTATTTTCGGGCTTTCTTTGGCTTAAGCGCACCAACTCCCGATTTGTTAATTGAGGGTATTATAGGTAAGGGTTGCGTCGGTACTTCTACAGGTCACACTATTCGTGTCACCTCTGCGAAGTGGACGGGGTCTAGCGTTCGTTTGACAAGTTATGTTGAGTGTAATGCTGGCTGGACGTCTTTTGGTGATACGCTTTATGTAAAAGTTGGTAGTTGCGCCTCTGGTACTGAATATAACCCAGAGACTGGTCAGTGTGAGGCTCCTGAGCCTTTGTATTGTGATAGGCCGGATGTTATTAGCGCTATTGAGTCTGCTCGTATGGATTGTGAAGCGACAGGCGGTGACTTTACCTATTTATGTTCTGATGAGCAGCAAACGTGGGAGTCAAGCTGTGATGTTGATGGTGGTTCTTGTTCTGACGTTGAGGGTCAGAGTGGTGACGTGACTTGGGACTCAAAAGTTTGGGGTAACTCTGCTCCTTCGGGCTATTTGTGTTCTTCAAAAGGTGGCGGTTGTGGTGCTTCTATTGATCGCTCTAGTTCTTGGTGTGGTGAGTCGGGTTGGTGCTATGCAAGTTTTACTGTTATCGGTCCGGAATGTTCAGTTCCTGATGGTCCTTCGTTTTGCTCTGACCCAGAATGTAAAGGTTTTAAAGACCCTGACGCTGACCCTGATGATAAACCAGATACTGACCCTAATCACGACCCTGATGACCCGACAGGTGATATTGAAGACCCTAATAAATTACCAGACACCGATGTTGATTTAACTGACCCCGATGATGTTGACCCTGAGCCTGATGTTGAAGACCCAGAGCAAGATGAAACGACAGACACGGCAGTTGTTGAGGCAATTAAGAATATGAATAAGGATGTTAACGGGGCACTTCATGCTATGAATGTTGATGTTAACGCTTCTCAAGCAAATATCATCAATGAATTGAAAACACTGAATGCTGAGGTTCGTCTTAACTCTGAAACTATCCAAAATCAACAAAAGAATGACAACGATATTTATGAGAATACTAAGGCGTTAATTCAACAAGCTAACACAGATATTACGACGTCTGTTAATAAGAATACTAATGCAGTTAATGCTTTAAAAGGGTCTGTCGATGGTATTGCTGAGGATGTTGAAGGGATGCTTGAAGGTATTACAAATACTGATACTTCCGGCGCTGGTATCGGTGGTACTTGTATTCAGTCAGGTAATTGTAAGGGTTTTTACAACTCAGGTTATCCAGATGGTTTGAATGGTTTGGTCTCTGAGCAGTTGGAAAAGCTTAAAACGAATACCATTGACAACTTTGTGAATTCATTTGGTCGAATGGATTTGTCCAACGCTAAACGTCCTTCTTTTGTTTTGCCTGTCCCGTTTTTTGGTGATTTTAGCTTCGAGACATACATCAACTTTGATTGGATATTTGGCTTTGTTCGTGCGTGTCTAATTATGACTTCAATTTTTGCAGCTCGTCGTATTATTTTTGGGGGGTAATATGGATTGGTTAATTGATTTATTTAACAAGCTTTTAGAGTTCTTATATCAACTTTTGCTTTCGTTGTTCGATATGCTTAAGGATCTCTTTTTCTGGATTGTTGAACAGGTGATGAATGCAGTAAATATGGTTCTTCCTACTATTTTTGCTTTGTTTTCACCTGTTGATATGAGCCAGTACATGACTAGCATTCCTCCGACTGTGTCTTGGGTGTTCGCTGCTGTTGGTGTTCCTCAATGCCTCTCAATTATCCTTGCTGCAATTACTATTCGTTTGCTTCTTCAATTGATTCCGTTTACTAGGTTAGGCTCATGATTTATGCAATTTCAGGTAGACCAGGTGGCGGAAAAACATATGAAGCGGTTGCATTTCATATCATTCCTGCAATCAAAGATGGTCGTAAAGTCATTACTAATATCACTTTGAATGTTGATTGGTTTGTCAAAATATTTGGCGAGGAGGTTAGGGCGCTTATTCAGATTGTTGATGGTCGTCTAACTGATTTTGGTTCAACTAGTAGACCATTTAGTCAAATAGATGATTATTCCGATGATTGGCGAAATGATGCTGGTCAAGGCCCTTTGTATGTGGTTGATGAGGCTCATATGAGTTTGCCCAGTAGGGGGTTGCCAGCTCCAATTCTTGAGTGGTACTCAATACATCGTCATTACGGTGTTGATATTATTCTTTTAACCCAGAACCTACGCAAGTTGCATCGAGATATTAAAGATATGGTTGAGGTGACGTATCGATGCACTAAGAATACTGCTATGGGTTCCGACAAGTCTTATACTAAAAAGGTTCAAGACGGTTGTAATGGTGAGGTGGTTAACACTGCAACTCGTTTTTATAAGTCTGAGTTTTTCCCTTTTTACAAAAGTCACTCTCAATCTAATAAGGCAGTTGTTGAGGCGCAAGCAAAAGACATCCGGCCTTTTTGGAAGCGTTGGCCTGTTGTTGGTACGGCCTTGTTTCTTGGTGTTGGAATTCCTTTCAATATATGGGCTTGGTTTTCAAGTGGGGATCATCCATCCGCTCCAGTTCCTGAGCAAAATGTTTCCGTTCCCAATCAAGTTCCTCAAGGAACACCTTCACCAGATGGTACTAAAGCTGATTCGGCTCCCAAAAAAGAAGACACTGGTTTTGGTCCTTTAGAAAACTTTGATTTATATGTTACTGGTTATGCTAGGCAGATAGCTTATACAAATCGTCTTGAGAGTTATTCAGAGCTAAATCGAGACTTAACTTTCTATAAGATTTATATCGATGTTTATGATGGAAATGACAAGTTGTTTAGCTTTGACCACTTAGCACTGCTTAACATTGGTTACGATTTCAAAGTGTTAGGTGATTGCGTCTATCAACTGACTTGGGAGGATTCTAATCGCATCTTTACTTGTGGCCAGCGTGATAAACCAACAGACATATTGCAGCAAAATATACCTATCAAGATATGACCGCTCGCCGCAACTCGAATAAGCGGAGCGTCTGAGAGTGAGGAAGCGGAATATGTATGAAGTTAATTTTTGGTGAGTTCATGCTGGAGTTTAAGTCATGGAATGGATGCGTGATGCGTTTGATTGGTTGATGTGGATAGGTTTTTTCGTGTTGGTTCTTGGTTTGGTTGGAGGTCGAGCGAGTGATTGATCTTATAGTTTTTTTAGCGTGCTTAATCGTTTCTGTTCTAGGTTATTGTTGTATGGTTCATTTTTCCCGTAAATTTTAATCTGCAAGTGCGCATTATGGTTATGAATTATGTTGAGGGTTTGCTGAAAGCCTAGAGTGCGCAAAGGGTGGGCGGCGCGACTTGGCTCACCCGAACTTGTTCGTGGTGCTTAGGAGAGAGAAT